GCGGCGCTCGGCCTGACGTGGCACCGAGCGGTCGAAGTCATCCAGGGCATCCCGGCCCCGGCCGAACGGCCGGCCGACACGGCGGCGCTCCGCGAGCTCGGCTGGAAGCCGGCCGTCTCGTTCGAGGGGATGGTCCGGGAGATGGTCGCGTGATCACCGTGGTGATCGCGACGATCCCTAGCCGAACCGACCTGCTCGACCGGGCGCTCGACTCCGTGCACGAACAGTCCCTGCCCGCGACCGACGTGCTCGTGCAGGTCGACATCAACCGGGAGGGCGCGGCCGCCACGCGCAACCGCGCCCTCGAGGCAGTGGACACCGAGTGGGTTGCGTTCCTCGATGACGACGACGAGCTCTACCCGAACCACCTGAAGCTGTGCGCACGAGCAGCGCGGCTCAACAACGCCGACGTCGTCTACCCGGGCTACGACACGGCCGGCGGCGATGACCCCGTCAACTGCTTCGGGATCCCGTTCGACGGCGGCCTGCTGGAACGGCGGAACTTCATCCCCGTCACGACACTCTGCCGCACCGACGCGGTCCGAGCTGCCGGCGGATTCCGGGCCCACCCCGACGAGCACGGAGACCCGTGCGAGGACTGGGGACTGTGGCTGGCCATGCACCGTCTCGGTGCCAGCTTCTACCACCTGCCGCAGAAGACGTGGCGGTGGAACCTCGCCGCCGGATCCACGCGCGGCCGACCCGACAGGTGGTGACCGGCATGCCCGAGTCGCAGCGGTGGGAGCTCGTCATCTCCGCCGAAGCAGAAGTAGTCCGCGGTGGGCAGGAAGAGCCCGTCGCGGCGGATGAGGAGTCGGCATGACCGTCGGTCTGCACGCCGTGAACCTGGCGAACAAGTGGCTGGACATGCTCGGCGCGACCGCGTTCTCCGCGCCGGCGACGACCGCGGTGAAGCTGCACACCGGTGACCCGGGGTCCGCGGGGACGTCGAATGTGTCAGCGGAGACGACCCGGAAGGCGCTGACGTGGTCGGCAGCGTCGACCGGGTCGAAAGCGATCACGACGACACTGCCGTCCTGGACGTCGTGGTCCGCCGGGTCGGAGACGATCTCCCACATCTCGGTGTGGGATTCGACGACCGCCGGGAACTTCCTGTTCTCGGTGGCGCTGACGTCGTCGAAGGCCATCACGAACGGCGACACGTTGAACCTGACGTCGCTGACGTTCGCGTTCACGCCGATCGCGGCGTAGGCCATGGCGACCGGGACGATCCTCCTGTCCGTCGGTGGCGCCGTGCTGCCCGACGGCTCGGCAACGAACCTCGCTCCGGCGCTGCAGCGACGCAAGTCGAGCGGCACCGCGCCGGCACCGTACTTCCTGGAGTTGTGGTTCGACGCGGCCACCGAGGAGTGGGCGGCGTGGTCGTTCCGGATGCCGGCCGACTTCGCAAGCGGACCGGTGCTCAAGGTCCAGTACAAGATGGCCAGCGCCACCTCCGGCGACGTGGTCTGGGCCGGGTCGATCGCCGCGGTCACCGACGGAGACGCGACCGACGTTGATGCGAAGGTCTTCGCCACCGCGAACACCGCGACGGTCACCGTGCCTGGCACGGCCGGGTACATCGACGAGGCCAGCATCACGATGACCAACGCCGACTCCGCCGCCGCGGGGGACTTCGTCGTGGTCCGGATCGCCAGGCAGGGCGCTGCCGGCGGCGACACCGCGACTGGTGACGCCGAGTTCGTCGGGGCCGCACTCACCTACACCACGACGTAGGAGGGGCAGTGGCCGTCCTCACCACGCAGCAGCGCGACGCGGTCGCAAGGGCGTTCATGCGGCTCGTCGTGGCGGAGCCGTGCGCCTTCCTCAAGGCGACACTCCGCACCGCAGTCGACAACGCCGACGACTGGGCGGAGTCCGCCGGTGCGTCACAGCCGGCGACATCGTTTAACGCCGCGCTGAACGCGACGTTCCGAAACGCGGCGACCGCTACGCAGAAGAATGCGCTGCTCGCCCTAGTGTGCTGGTGGCGTTCCGGCAGGACCCTCCCCGAAGGAGGGTAGCCGGTGGCCCGCAACCTTGCCGGAGCCGACTACGTCATCACCGGCATCGGCGGGCTCGTCGGCATCGGCTCGTCCGGGCACACGCTCCTCGCGATCTGCCGCCGCGCCGCGAACGGCGCATGGCACACGCCGATCTCCATCGAGACCAGCGGCAACAGCAGCAAGCTCGCCATGCAGTTCTCCGACACGAACCGCATCCAGCTCATCATCGGCTCGTCGAACAAGGACACCACCGTCGGGATCACCTCGTCGGACAACTGGGTCCTCGCCGCGGCCACCCGCGCCTCGGGGTCGTCGGTGCCGCGCGGCCACAAGTTCGTCTACGACACCAACACCTGGACGCACACCGACGCGGGCGCCGCGAGCGGCGGCGACTCCACCGACCTGACCGGCGGCCGGGTCCAGATCGGCCGCTGGCAGACCACCGACTTCTTCAACGGCGACATCCTGCTCGTCGGCGCGTTCAAGCGGGCGCTCACCGACAGCGAGCTGGAGAGCCTGCCGTTCACGCTGCTCGGCGCGGCCGCTGCCGCCCCCGATGGGCTGTGGCTCCTCGACCAGCACGCCACCACCCAGGCCATCATCGACCTCACCGGCAACGGAGCCAACCAGACCTCGCTGACGAACACGTCGGTCGCCACCAACTCGGCGCCGCTGTGGAGCTACGGCCTCGGCGCCTCCGTCGTGGTCGGTCGCTCCGGCGGTGGAACCACCCACAGCGCTGACGCCGCGGTGACCGCGACGGCCACGACCACCGCGGCAGCTGCCGTCGACCGAGCGGCTACGGCAGCTGCGAGCACCACCGCCACCGTCACCGCGGCCGCGACCGTCGACCGGCAGGCAGTCGCGAGCACCACCGCGACCGCCGCGACCGCAGCCGGCGCGGCGGTAGACCGAACTGCCGCCGCATCCCTGGCGGTGACGGCGACGCTCGCCGCCACCGCAGACGTGCTCAGCCCGTCAGACGCAACAGGCGCGCTCACTGCTACGGCAACGGCTACTGCCACCGCCGCGGTCGACCGCGCCGCGCAAGCGGTGATGACGGCCGTCGCCTCGCTGACCGCGACCGCGGCTGTCGCAACCCCCGGCACGGACCCGGTCCGTGCAACATCGACCGCCGCGGTAACTGCGGCGGTCGACAGCACCTCAGCCGTCACCGCAGACCGGACCTCCACCTCTGCCGTGACGGCCCGAGCCACATCGAGCGGAGGTGTCGTATGAGCGCGTCCGTGTTCTTTTCCAGCGCCTCCGAACTGGCGACGGTGAGCAACGTCTTCAGTGTCGGGTCGACACCGACGAACCCGACGGCGGTCACACTCACGATCACCTCGCCGTCGAACGTCGTCACGACCCCAACGGCCACGAACACCGGCGCCGGCGCGTACACCGCGGACATTGTCTGCGACGAAGACGGCGAGTGGCAGTTCGAGTGGGTAGGTACCGGCGCCGCCGTCGACACCGAGGTCGGTACCTGGTATGTGCAGGAGACCGACCTTGGGAAGCTGTACTGCCCGATCGCGTCGCTCAAGTCCAGGCTCAACATCTCGCACAGCAACAGCGACTTCGAGCTCCACGCCGCATGCTTCGGTGCGAGCAGGTGGATCGAGCAGCACACCGAACGGATCTTCTGGCGGACGCTGTCGAGCTCGCGGACGTTCGTCCCGGACTGCTCGACCTCGGTGCGGCTGCCGGCGTTCTGTGACCTCGTCTCCGCCTCCGCGGTGAAGACCGACACCGCTGGGGACGGGACGTTCGCGACGACCCTGTCGGCGAGCGACTGGCGGCTGCTGCCGTACAACCCGGCGGCCGCGCCGGAGCAGCTGCCGTACAACGAGATCCGGCTCACGACCGGGTCGTTCCCGACGGGCGGCCTCGGCCGGCCGGACAGCGTCCAGGTCACCGGCATCTGGGGCTGGCCCCGGGTTCCGTCCGCGATCCGGAGCGCTGCAGCGATCCTGGCCGCCGACGTCTACAAGCTCAAGGACGCACCGTTCGGCGTCGCCGGCGAGGGTGAATTCCTCCAGCAGGTCGGTGAAAACCGGCGCGCGCTGAAGCTGCTCGAGCCGTACAAGCGGTACTCGGTGCTCGTCGCATGAGCGATCCAATCACCGACGCCATGCAGGCGCTCGCGGCCGCGTTCGCCGCTATCCCCGGCCTGACCACCTACGCACTCCCGCCCGGGTCGATCGAAGTACCTGCGGTCGTCGTGTCCGTGCCCTCCGGCGAGCTCGGCGACTTCTCGCCCGTCATGGACGAGGACGTCATGGACCTGTCGCTGGTCGTCAACGTCTTCGTGCAGTGGGGCGACGACGAAGCGGCATGGTCGCAGCTACGGCCGTACGTCGCGCTGTCTGGCACCTACTCGCTGTTCGCCGCGGTCAACGCCGACCCGACCCTCGGTGGCGTCGTCGACAGCGCCCTGATGGGCCAGCCGACGAACCCCGGCCCGTACACGTGGGGTCAGCTGCAGTACCTCGGCGCCGAGTTCCCCGTCGAGGTGTTCCTGTGAGATGGCTCGCCGTTCACCCGGGCCCGGCGTTCTCGGTCCATGACACGTACGTCGGGTGGGTCGAAGCACTCAGAGCGCTCGGCGAGCACGTCGTCGACTATCCGCTCGGCGACGCGCTCACCTTCTACGACCACATCCTCTTCGAGGCCGGCCCCGGCGCGTTCCGCAAAGCGCTCACCGGCGAGCAGGCCACACAGCTCGCCGTTGATCGGCTGTGCGGGACGCTGTGGAAGGTCCGCCCGGACGTGCTGTTCATCGTCTCGGGGTTCTTCACCGATGACGCTGTGCTGGATCGGGCGCGCCGCGACGGTGTCAAGGTCGTGGTCCTCACCACCGAAGAGCCGTACGAGCACGACCGGCACCTGAAGCTGGCGCCGCACGTCGACCTGATGCTCGCCGATGACCCGACGAACCTCGAAGCCCTGCAAGCGTTGACGAGCGCGGTCTACATGCCGAAGGCGTTCCGGCCGTCGGTGCATCACCCGGGCCCGCCGGACCCGATGCTTGCCTGCGACTTCAGCTTCGTCGGCACCGGCTACCCGAGCCGGATCCGCTTCCTCGAGCAGATGGACCTCGCCGGCGTCGACGTGCTCCTCGCGGGGAACTGGCAGCGGCTCGCCGAGGACTCGTCGCTGCGAAAGCACGTGCCTGGCGACCTGGAGGAATGCCTCGACAACGAGAACGCCGCAGCGATCTACCGCTCCACCGCGGTCGGCATCAACCTCTACCGCCGCGAGGCGAACCGGCCCGACCTGTCGGCCGGCTGGTCGATGGGACCGCGAGAACTCGAACTCGCCGCATGCGGGGCGTTCTTCCTGCGCGACCCGCGCGGCGAGGGTGACGAAGTCCTGCACATGCTCCCCACCTTCACGTCGCCGGAGGAAGCGTCCGCGCTCCTGCGGTGGTGGCTGAACCACCCCGACCAGCGTGCCGAACTCGCCCGTGCGGCGTGCGCGGCAGTGCAAGACCGAACGTTCGACAACAACGCCGCTCGCCTGATGCGGCTCATGGAAAAGGGGTAAGACCGTGGGTCGTTATCACGGGCGCAATGGCCGCATCTACTTCGACGTCACCGGCGTCGGCAGCGCTGCGCCGCTGCCGTTCATGGCGACGTGGAGCATCAACTTCACCACCGACAAGGTCGACGTCACCGCAATGGGGGACAGCAACAAGGTGTACGTCAGCGGCCTCCCGGACGCATCCGGCGAGTTCTCCGGCTGGCACGACGACGCGACCATGCAGACCTACACTGCGGCGGTCGACGGCGTTGCCCGCAAGCTCTACATCTACCCCAGCACGCTGGACACCTCGAAGTACTTCTTCGGCACCGTCCTCGCGGACTTCAGCGTCAACTCCGGCGTGAGCGGCGCTGGCGAGGTGTCGTCGAGCTGGAACGCGGCGAGCACCGTCGCGAGGGTTCCGGCGGTCTGACCGATGCTGTCCCTTACCGTCGTCGGTTCCGGGCAGCTCAACGACCTCGCCCGGGACCTGCGTCGGGCAAGGGGCACCCTCCGGGCTGAGTTGACCAAGGCATTCAAGGAAGCCGGCAAAGACACTCTGCGGCGGGTCAAGCTCAACATGACCACGATGCAGATCAAGGGCTACCGCGCCGGCGGCCGCGCGTTCCGCGAGCACCGGGCGGGCAAAGGGCTTCGCCGGCGAATCGCGGCCGTCACCGAACTTGAGGTGCGGACCGGAACCGACACGCCGCGGGTGAAGTTCGTGGTGCGCACTGACCGGCTCGGCGATGCCAGGAATCTCCCGTTCCACATCGACTCGGGGAGGCGTTGGCGGCACCCGATCATGGGCAACCGCAGCAGGTGGGCGGCGAACTCCGGTAAGCCGTGGTTCTACAACGAGATCCGCTCCGACCTCGACCTGTTCAAGGCCGAGTGCCAGAAGGCCATCGACAAGACCATCCAATCGATCGAGCGAGGCTAATACCCCATGGGCTCCGTCCAACTGCACCCGAAAGACCGCGCGAAATATGGCGCACCGGAAGAGATTCCGTTCAATCTCTCCGAGATCGGCGTCAAGCAGCGGGCCGCGTTCGAGAAGCAGACGAAGAAGCCGCTGAAATGGTTCTATGACCAGCTCTCCGGTGTGCCT